CGCTGAAGACAAGAAAATGGTACCCGGTTTTACCATTTCTCAACGTACAAGACCACTTTTGATTGCTAAATTAGAATCTTACATGAGAGAACAGTCAATTACTATTCATTCTAGTCGTATGTTGACTGAATTAGAGACATTCATCTGGAAAAACAGTAAGGCAGAGGCCCTAGATGGGTATAACGACGATTTAACCCTTGCATTAGCGATTGGTTTGTGGGTTAGAGATACCGCATTACGACTTAGACAGGAAGGAATTGAGTTAAACAAGCAAATGTTGAACAATATCAGCGGCCACAAAACAAAAGCAGTATTTACATCGAAAGATTTCAGTCCAGAAGATACTTGGAAGATTCCACTTGGTGAAAATGAAGAAGAGAATTTACGTTGGTTACTAGGATGATGAGAATACTTATATAAAACAAAAGTTACGTAAATTTAATTTAATGGTAAATGACATGAACAGGCAAACTTTAATCTCCATCATTCAAGAAGAAATTGAAGATGTCATAAAAGAACGTGAAATGACTTCTAGACAAGAAGACAAAAAGGAACGAATCGTAAAAGATTTAAAAGCGAAGATTCCTTATCTAAAAAAGAAGTACGGTGATCGTTGGAAAACTGTAATGTATGCCGTTGCTACTAAAGCTGCATTAACAGACATGACAGAAAAACTAGATCCCGTTGGTCAGGAAGACGACGACATTGATAATGATGGTGATAGTGATGATTCTGATGATTATTTAAAAAATCGTAGAAAGGCAGTTTCTAAATCAATAGATGAAGTCGATGATATGTCTGACAAAGAAATAGATAATAGAGAAAAGATTGCTGATCGTTTGATGAAAAAGAAAGCTGATTTTAAAAAACGTTATGGTGATGATTGGGAAGATGTACTATATGCAACTGCCACCAAATTAGCTATGAGTGGTGATACTGGAGAAGAAGAAAATGATTAAATTAGGTGACCTCTTAAGCGAAGATCATAAAGAAACCCTTCATAAAGGAAAGTCAAAGTCTGGTCTAGATTGGGATGCTGATAAAGATAATCCCGAAGAAGACTTATCTAAGTTAGAAAACACACTTGAAGGTGATGACTTAATAGAAATGTATGAGGGTGATCTTGACAGCCGACCAATAAAGTCTTATATTATGTCTATACATAAAATGGCTGCTGAACTCTACAACGTCATGGAAGACACTGATGACCCAGAAGAATGGGTAATGGAAAAAGCAAAAACTTGTAGTGAACTACTAAATGCGGTTCACGGACACGTAACTTATTCCAAAAACAAAGCAGAAGAATTAAATACTAGTGCTCGTGATGAAATTAGAGAAAGAGGCTGGTAGCCAATAACTAACCGGATTGACATATGGCAGACAGATCTGTATTTAAAAGACTAAAAAGATTATTCTCAACCCAAGCAGTAATTAGAAATATCGGTGGTAAAAAACTTAAAGTTTCTGATACTTCTAAAACACAATCATATGGTACGAGAAATTTAATTGACCGATATAGTAGGGTATATAGTGGCGGTCAATATGGGTATTCCGCACAAAGTAATTATGATATGTATTCTAGCTTTCAACAAGCGAGAATACAATTATTTCGTGATTATGATTTGATGGACGCGGACCCAATCATTGCATCTGTACTTGATATTTATGCCGACGAATCAACGGTCAAAAACGAGTTCAACCAGATCCTTACCGTCAGTTCAGAAAATGATCAAATACAAGAAATATTAACTAATCTGTTTTATGATATATTGAACATTGAATTCAATCTCTGGCCTTGGACACGTAATATGTGCAAGTACGGAGATTTCTTTTTGTATTTAATGATTGATCCGGAGTATGGAATCACGAATGTGGCTCCGCTTTCTGTCTATGAAACCACTAGAGTTGAAGGTGATGTAGAAAGTGGTAACCCATTCGCAGTGAGTTTTCGCGTAGATCGTGAACTGTCATTCGTTGCGGAAGCCGATAAGAAAGATTTTGAAAATTATGAAATTGCCCACTTCCGCCTTCTCTCCGATTCTAATTTCTTACCATACGGAAAATCTATGGTCGAGAATGGTCGTAGAATTCATAAGCAATTAAAACTTATGGAAGATGCAATGCTTATTCATAGAATTACTCGCGCTCCCGATAAGAGAGTATTCAAGGTAGATGTGGGTAATATTCCACCAGCAGAAATTGACAACTACATGGAACGCATTATCAACAGTGTAAAACGTTCCCCACTAGTTGATCAAAAAACTGGTGAATATAACATGAAGTATAATATTCAAAACATCTTAGAAGATTATTATTTTCCGGTACGTGGAAAGGATGCAGGAACTGACGTTGATAACCTAAGTGGTCTTCAATTTAATGCTATTGAAGATATTGAATACCTTCTCCATAAACTAATGGCAGCCTTCAAAGTACCTAAGTCTTTTATTGGATACGAAGAAGATGCGAGTGGTAAAGCTACACTAGCAGCTCAGGACGTTAGGTTTGCAAGAACAATTGAACGTATCCAACGAATTGTGGTTAGCGAACTGAATAAGATTGCTATTGTTCATCTATATACATTAGGATACCGTGATGAAGAATTAGTAAATTTCAGTTTGTCGCTAACTAACCCATCAATGATTTATCAATTAGAAAAATTAAATCTTTGGAAAGAAAAAGCTGCTCTTGCTGACCAACTAGCTCAGGGAAGATTCATGTCCCGTGACTGGATTTATAAAAATGTATTTGATGTTAATGAAGAAGATATTATCATCGAACAATCTAATGTTATTGACGATGCTAAGTTCGAGGGTCAGGTACAGAAAGTAACTCAAGATACCATACAACCCCCAGAACCTATGGCCCAAGAAGCAGCTCCACCGGGAGGCGGCCCACCAGTTGAAGAAAATGAAGAAGATTTTTATGACGCTGAAAAAAGTTTAGATGATATTGAACGAATTGCTAAAAAACCTAAAATGGGTAGGCCTCCTGAAGGACATAAATATGGTTCGGACAAGGATAAATTAGGTCGCGATCCCCTTGGATATAAAGAAATATTGGGTGCTATGGATGTGTTGCCTAAAAATAAAAAGAGCGGCAGATCATTTGTCTCGCCCGGATTACGTGAATCTCTGAAGGATTTAGATTTAAATCTGGATTCTAATGACAGCGATTTATTGAAAGATTAATGTTTTGGTAATGATGGATAATATTTAATATATAGACTTAGTGTAGGATGCATATGAGTATAAAACATAGTAAATACAAAAATACTGGTATTTTATTTGAGCTACTAACCAGGCAAATTGCTCAAGACATTTTAGCGGGTACTAAAAATTCTCGAGCTATCCCTATTGTAGAACGATATTTTAACAAGCATAGAGAGTTGGGAAAAGAACTAATTCTGTATCGTTCATTCTTTAGTGGTAAGAAATTAACTGAAAATCGCGCATTAGATTACATTAATGTTTTAGTAGATCAGAGAAAGAAATTAAATACAAAAAAATTAAAAGAAGAAAAGTATAATTTAGTAAAAGATATTAAAGAAAATTACGATCTTGGTGATTTTTTATCAAATAGAATTCCTTCCTATAAAATTTATGCATCCATTTATAAGAACTTTGAAACTGCTGTACAGGGATATACGTTTGAAAATGTCCAATCACTAAGTGAATCAAAATATACACTAGTCGAATATCTTTGTGGTGAATTAGAAAACAAAAATATTGTAGTTGAGAGTGAGGTGGTTAATACGTTAAAAGAACAAGAAGAAGATTTACGATTATTAACCTATAAATTTATTCTTGAAAAATTTAATAAAAAGTATAAAAATCTAAATGAAAACCAAACTAACCTACTAAAAGAATTTTTGAATAATGGGTCATCAAGAGAGTATTTACTAACATTGACCAAAGCAGAGTCAACACGACTATCAGAAATTTTAAGTAAAAAATTAAAAAACGTCGAAGATGATGTTCAGAGAATTAAATTAGAAGAAGTTGTAAACCAATTAAACAGTTTTCAACACCTAAATCTTGTTAAAAACAATCATTTGACTGCCTTGATGATTGCTTATGAATTAGACACTCAATTAAATAACTTTCAACACCATGACTGAAGAGCAATTTAGAGAATTAGTAAGAGAAATTTTAGAAGATGAGTTAGGCGAAATTAGTACTACTGCTAGTGCTCCTGGCTACTCAACTCCAATGGCGTTTACGGGTAATAAGAAAAAAAATAAAGAAAAGCAAAAACAAACAGCATTAAAAAGTACATATCAATTGGTTCAGTCAGTTGAAAATTTAGACGAAGCAGTTTCTAGATACAATCGTTTTAAAAACGATCAAGAAAAAACATCAAAACAAAAGATTGGACTGTCGATGAGAGAGGCCAAAAAGGCTATTCGAGAAATAGATAAACAATTAAAAGTATTGACCAAGTATAAAAATGAATTTAAGTATAGTACTGATCATTACTGGAAACGTACTATAAAGGATATTTATACTATTGAGAAGAAGATACTAAGAATTTCTCAACGTCTTAGGGAGTTAAAATCATGAGCAAACTACTGGTAGAACAGAATTTTATTTCGTATGGTCGTGAGGTAATTAAAGAAGCTCACGATGTTAATAAGCCATTAGTTTTAAGAAATGTGGTTTTACAGAGAGCTAACTCTAAAAATCAAAATGGTCGTGTGTATCCTAGAGAAATCTTAATGAAAGAAATGGTTCGTTATAGAAATGAATTTGTTGCAGAGAACAGAGCACTCGGAGAACTCGACCATCCAGAAAGTCCAGTGGTTAACCTTAGAAACGTATGTGCTAACATTACTCGTATTGATGGAAAGGGTGACGATGTTGTTGGTGATATGCAAATCCTTTCTACTCCTGCCGGAAACATTGTTCGTGAGTTAATTAAGAACAATATTCGTCTTGGTGTTAGTAGTCGTGGTGTTGGGTCGGTCAAGAATGTTGATGAAAACACATTAGAGGTACAGGAAGATTACAATCTTATTTGCTTTGACGTTGTTTCAAATCCATCGACCCACGGCGCATTCATTAACGAATCCGTCACACCAGGCGATCTTCAAGTTATGATGAATGTCAACTCTCTTATTCACGATTTTCTTTCGGAAGTAAGATGACCAAAGATGAAGTCCTCCTCCGCCTTGAAACCTTAGATGAAGGTTCGTATACTAGACAAATACTAGATAAATTAGGTGGTCGTGTTATGGATGGATTAGCAGAATATATTGCTGCTAACCCAGACTTCAATGTAAAGAACTTTTTTGACACACATACACAACTCAAAGAATTTGAAGTGTTAGAACAACAGCTTCACCAGATGGCAGAAACAAGAACATCCGGTGAAGTTAATGGACAGTTGATTGATGGATTTTCTGCATATATGGTATCTAAGGTATTAGAAAAATTAGACTACAATCAAAAGAAATCACTTCTCAAAAGACCTACTAATGAAATAGTAGCAATCGCATATAAACTAGCGTCCCGATCAGAGTTCTAAAATGGACACTGACGCGGTAATCAAGTCTTTTAAACCTAAAAAGACTCTTGAACCTAGTGTGTGGAAGGATAACAAGTTAAACTCCAAGGTCCGAAAAATATTACTACGTGTGGCCGACGACTTTATTAAAGGATGGAAACTCAAAAAAGCGCCTAAGATCAAAGACATTAGATTCACGGGCAGTCTTGCCAACTTTAATTGGTCCAAATTCTCAGATATCGACCTCCATGTAATTGTGAACTTTGATGAAGTGAATAAAGATACAACTTTAGTGGATAGGTTTTTTTCACTTTCTAAGTATAAGTGGAACAAAGATCATGATATTAATATCGGCCCGTATGAAATAGAAGTATATGTTGAAGATGAAGGGGAAGATCATACAGCAACAGGTCTTTTTTCAGTAAAAGACAATAAGTGGCTAAAAGAACCAGAAGAGTCTGATCCAGATTATGACGAAAAAGATATCATGGTCAAGGCTAAATACTTTTTTGATATGTATGGTGTATTATTATCCAAATTTAAAAAGGGTGAATATGATGAGGTTCTTCAAGGAATTGAAAAGACTAAAGAAAAAATAAAGAAAATGAGAAGTAGTGGTTTAGAGAAAGATGGAGAGTTCTCAACCGAAAACTTAGCATTCAAAGTTCTACGTAGAACAGAGTTATTAGACAAAATGAATGACCTACTGATAAAATCAACAGACAAACAACTCGGTGAAGCCAAAAAGAGGCATAATGGCTGAGCTGACAAATAGTGATTAGTTAATCACGAGGAGAAATTATGTCAATTACATATACTTGGACTTTTAGTCCATTAGATGTGACCTATGAATCGGCAAGTTTGCAAAATATTGTAACTAATGTTCATTGGCAAGTAAATGCTACAACAGAAGCTACATCAAGTCTTGGTGTCAGTGGTTCTTGGAGTGCAAGAAATATTGGACCACGAGCAATAGGTGCCGCAGATTCTGCCTCATTCACAGATTATGATAGTCTAACACACGACCAAGTATTTGGTTGGGTAACCGAATCTATGGGTCAAGAACAATATGATAGTATTATTACAAATTTAAGTAGTTCACTATATAATCAACTAAATCCCACAACTGGAAGAATGAATCCACCGTGGCAAATTTAAACCAGATGGTGATCTAAATGGCAGTCATTACTAGATACGTCGATGCAGGAAGCTCGGGCGGCGATGGCACTACGCAGAATACGTCTGGCACAGACGCAGCATACGCGAGCCTATCAGCCGCGCTCGCTGCCGAATCCACCGACCTTGTGACGGCAGGAGACAGACTTGTCATAATCTGCGGCGGCAGCGACGCAGACTCTGTGGCTGTGGCGGACAACGCTATCGGGACGATTCCCGGCATGACGACCTCCGCGACAAACGACATCACGATTCAAGCAGACGACAACCACAACGGCGTATGGGACGATACTATCTACCGACTCGACAATAACGGCTATAGAGCGCCCTTCAGCTTCCCTACCAATCTCCATGTGACGGTTGTC